AACGCTGGTAACCGCCCCAGAAGCCGCCACGGTGCCGTTGGCCTGTTTGACAGGCGCCCCGGCGTTCCGGGCGGCCTCCACTTGGGCGGAGAGATGGATCAGCTCACCCAGGCACCGCACCACGCACTCTTTGGCATATTCCTCGGTAGGCATAGCCACCGCCAGCTTACGAACACCGTCCACCCCGGTCGTCAGATCATCAAGAACACGCTGGGCAAGGAAGCCCAGCCGGTTGAAGTCGGCCTCGGTGATGTCGGTCTCGCCGTAAATCTTGGCATAGTCCTGATAGGTGATATACATGGGTGAGCCCTCCTTCTTACTGCTCCTCGGTGCCGGGGTCGGGGGTGCCGGTGCCGTCCTCCACCGTCACCGTGACGGCGGACAGCAAGGCCACATAGTCGGCCTTGACCTTGGCCTTGGAAATGTCCACGCCCAGGTCAGCGGCCAGCTTGGAGAGGCCGTCCACCTTCATGGTGGACAGGGCCTTCTCGTCAAAGTGGCCCTCCACGATCTTGACAGCCTTGCCGCTGTCAGGGAGGTCGGCGGCCTTCACCTCAATGGGGGTGCCGGTGCCGTCCTCCACCGCCTCGATCAGAGGAATGTGCCGCCGGTTGGCGGCGGTGGACAGTTCCACCAGCCGCTCCTCGGTAACGGTGACCCCCTCGCGGGGGAAGGTGTCGCCCTCGTTGTAGAGGTGGTTACCGTCCTGAAGGTCGGTAAACCACTTGATAACCTGATACTTCATACTTCATGCCCTCCCTTATCAGGCGCCCAGGTCTTCGCCGATGGAAGCCACCACGATGCCGTCCAGCCGCTCGGGGAAGAACAGGACACCGTTCACCACGGTGTCGGCGGCGGTCATGTTGGAGTAGTCGGCTTCCTCGTGAATACCGATCAGGCCGGTATCGTCAGAGGTGAAGTCGAAGGCTTCACCCAAATCGGCGCCGTTCACAGGGATAAAGTAGCACACCACATTGTCCTTGGCCGTGGCGAAAATCTTGCCCTTGGGCACGGCGCTGGTGAAGAACACGGTGCCGAGGCCCAGGAAGTTCTCCACATAGGTCATGCCGAAAACGGTCTGGAGCGTAATGCTTGCGGAAGCGAGATAATCCGCAACATCGAGGGGGTTCATAAAATAAACCGACTCGATGGCATCATTCTCGAACTTCACCTGAAGCTGGCCCCACGCCTGGGCAAGAGCTACCTGGAAGGTAGCGCCCACGGCGGTGGCAGTGCCGGTGGCGAGGAAGGTGAAGAAAGCGTTGCGGATAGTCGCCACCACATCCTTCAGCATCTGGGTGGTGGTCATGTCCACAGCCTGATCGTAGCCCTTCTCGATGATGGCCTCGGCGGTGGTCTCCTTCCGCCACTTCTTCAGCGTAATCTCGCCGAAGTCGACGGGTTCGGTCTTGTACTTGGAGAGGGGGATGGTCTCGCCCTCGGGGACATTGCCGTCCTCCAGAGTGCCCACGGCCTTATAAGCCTTCAGCACAGTGCCGGCGGTCTTGGGGATCATGCGGGTGGTGCCCAGGATCTCCATGAACTTCTTAATGCCGCCCACGAACAGATTGACAAAATCAATCTCACGGACGCGGGCAAGGTCATTCTTCTTGATCTGCTTGTTGTCTGCCATGATGATTTACCTCCTAAAAATTATTCAAACAGGCTCATGTTGGCCGCAATAGCAGCCCGACGCTCGGCGGTGTCCTTGATCGCCATGATCTCGTCCTTGGAAGAGTATTTCTTCCCAATGGCGGAACCGCCCAGCTTTTGGGTCACCTTCGCAGGGGGCGGCGCATCGGGGTCGTCCTCCTTCGCAAAGGCATCAGGGTCGGCTTCTCTGGCGGCCTTGATAGCATCGTCAAAGCCCAGCAGCTTGTCACCCTCACGCTTCAACCCCTGCTTCCTGATCTGCTCCATGATAGCAGCCCCAGCAGAGGCAGAGGAGAACTTGACACCCGCAAAGCAAGCCTTCAGAGCGTCATTGTAGTCCCGCTCCTCCAGCTTCTCCTTCAGGTTCTTCTCGGCTTCCTCGGCCCTTTTCTTGGCCTCGGCAACCTCATTTTTGATGGCATCGGCATCGAGGCCATCAAATTTCTTCAGGTTCTCCGTGGCGGTGTCAAGCTGGCTCTGAAGCCCATCACGCTCGGTCTCCAGCCGTCCAACCCGCTTGTCGAACTCGGCAACCGTTTTGTAGTTCTCGGCCACCAGCTTATTCAGCTCGGCGGTCTTGTCCTCCGGGACGGTAACGCCCAAGTCCTTCAAGATTTCGATGATGTTCTTCATGGTAATATCCTCCTACATAATTTTTTTTGCCGGTCTGTCTCCGGCATGGATTTAGCCGGTTTAGCCGCTCGGCAGCGGGCCGCTTTTACCTCTCGGCGGAGGGTATGAAAAAAGCACCCGGCGGGTGCTGATTTCCAAAAATAGGCATGAAAAAAGCACGGTGTTTCAACACTGTGCTTTTTCAGAGGACTTCTACAATTTCGCTTACATGGACGGAAATAGTCTCCCAGTCTTCCGGCGATGATCCCACATCTACGAGGTAATAGTCTGGGCCAGCCATATCAACAACAGCCCCCTCCCGCCCATCTTTCAGGCGAACAGTGCTATACAATTCAATTTTCACGGCCCTTCGCCTCCTTGATGTAAACGCTGGTTAGTCTTGGTGTTCCATTCTCCATAATCCAAGCCGCCACGACATTGGCGGGTCGCCCGGTCTTTCCGTACAGAATTAGTAATTGCTCGTATCTAATTCCATAGCCAAGGTTAGTTTTAGCTTTAGCTGGGAACAGTTTGGAGCGGGTCAGTATCTCGTCCCGCAGTTCTTCCCAGTTGCTTATATCATACCCCAAACGGCTTGTAAATGCAACGCCTTTTGCCCACCCTTTCGGGTTTTCCGGGTTGAAAAGGTATTGTTCAAATTTGGCGGGTGCGGCAAAGGCTTCTTCCACTCCCGGCAACGCCAATTCAGGGTGTTGGGTAAGACGGTTTTGACGAATACGATCCAGACGGTACAGGCGGGCGCTTTCATCGTCAACCTTTCTCGCCGCCGCCGTAGCACTGGCGGCTTGCTTCCTGCCCCACCCGGCGATTTTGAGCCTATCCTGTAAGGGCTTCAGGTCGTTCTCGGCACAGAAGCGGTTATAGTCCTCGTTCTGCTTCTGAAGCAACCGGGCCTTCTTCTGGTACAGCCGCTCCAGTTCGGGCTTGGTGGACTCGTCAGCGTTGTCCACGGCTTCCTTCAAGCCTTGAACCTGCCGCTTGGTGTTCCTGATCCGGCGCTCCAACTCCCGCTGGTGTTCCTCCAGATCGTACCGCTTCCTGTTCTCCTCGCTGTTGAAGTGTTCAAAGGGATTATTCACCCCATCACCGGGGCCAATGCTATGCCGGCAGTTGGGGCCACACAGCCCTTGCACCTCACCCTGACCGCAGACGGACAGGGGCGGGAAGCGCGGGTCTTTGCCACTCCGGGAGTAAAACTTCCCCTGCCACCAATAATGGTTGGTGAAGTTCTCCCCGCCGTCACCGTATCGGGCACCCAGGTGGGCAGAGGTCAAAACGGTATCCCAGTCCAGCTCCTCCATGCGGGCCTCGGTCATGTCGGCACAGGCTTGGGCCACCCCGGTACGCACCGCCCGGAGGGTGGCCGTTTCGATGGTGTCCCGCCACCCGGAGGGGTAATGGACTACCACACCGCTCCGGGCCACCTTCTCCACCGCTTCCTTCACCGCCTGGGTGTAGGAAATGGAGCCGGTGGCTACCTGGGTATAGGCTTGGTCGCAGACCTGAATAAAAAGCTGTTGGGCCGCCGTTGCCGTGGTGCCGGTGTAGTTCCTCCACTCTTGGAGGGTCTTACGGTAGCCACGATCCAGCAGGGCCAGCAGGGTGGGCGAATTGAGGAGCGGGTCAGGCGAAAGCCCCGCCGCCTTGTAGACAGCGTTATCCCATGCCACGGTTTTCACCCCAGCATCTTCAAACGCCCGCTTGATCTCCGACACCTGCCGCCCGGTGGCTTTGGCTATCTCCTCCACCAGCTCCTCCCGCAAGAAGCCCGCCTCCTGTAAGGTCTCCAACTGCCACTTATCTATGGCGGTCAGGAGATAGTCGTCCTTGCGTTGCAATCGAAGCATGACCCGCCGAATGACCCGGCGGATGATGTCAATATGAAGCTGGGAAGCGATCTCCTCGGCCCCTTCGCTCAGTCTCAGGATATAATCGGGGGCAAGCATGGCCTATCACTCCTCCGGCGCCAAGTCGGGGTCTTCCGTGTCCGCTGCCGCCACCAGAGCCTTGGCCTCCTCCTCGGTGTACCCCTCGAACTTGGCGAAGTACACCCAAGCGGGCACCTTGCCCTGAACCACATACCCCCACCACCGTGCCTTGTCCTCTTCCTCGTTGAGCGTGAGGTCTGCGAAGTCATAGGCAATCTCATAGGCGCCCTTCGGGGCGAGGCCGTAGGCATCGGCGAACCAGTTAAGGGCGGTGATGGTGTCCGCCAGACAGCTTTTCAGGGCCTTCCGCATATCGTTCACCATCTGAAGGGTGCGGCGGTCGTCACTCTCCACCTGGGTGGCGGTCACCATGCCTGTCTTTTCGTTGAAAACGAAGTAGCCGTTGGAGAAGCCGCACTTGAACCCAATCTGACTGAGGAGGGCGTTTATCCCTGTCAGCCGCTTGTCGGTCTCCAGGGAGGGGTTGATTTCATGGTAGACTTCCCGCTCCATTGAACCCATGCCCTCCACAGCCTTGACGAACTTGGGGAAGCCATTGCTTTGGATAGCCGCCTCCCGCCGCTTCCCTGCGGGGGGAGGGTTCTGTCCAGTGGCGAAAAGCCGGTCAGTATCCAGCAGAACCATCCGCTTGGAGTCGGTTATCTCCTCGGCATTGCGGCTATATGCCACATCCAAATCCTTCAGTTCCTCCAGCGCAGTGGCGAAAACAGGAAGCCCCATAGGGCTACCCGGCTCCTTGTTGTTGGCGGCGGGGGTGCGGAAGATACCGAACAGGAGCCGGTCAGCTCCCACTATCGTGGCATCATCCGCAATGGCGTCGTCCACCCAGGGGGTGACCTCCATAGCCACCTGTCGACCCTCGTCCTTCTCGCTTACGCCCCGAAAATACCGATTGGAGACCGTATAGATACCGTCCTCAATGCGGTGGTATTCCAGCCGGGAGAACCAGCGATCAGAAGCGGGGTCATGGCGGCGGTCAATGAAGACTACGCCGGTGATCTTGCCGCCATCGTTGGCGACAATGCGGAAGCGGTCAGGCAACACCAGTTCCACGCCATCACCGTAGGGCTTGATGATAGCGGTGCCGTAGGCACAGCCATATTCACACCACTGCCGCAACGCCGCCAGAATGGTGTTGACCTGCTCCTGGAGCCATTCAGCTCTGGGGGAGCCAGTGAGGGTAATTTCCGCGTTCATAGTCGTCAACAGGGCCACCTCTGCGGCCACCGTCTGGGCGAAGTTGATAGTCACCACGCCGTCATCGTCATTGAGCCAATCCGGGTTGCCCCGATAGGCTTTGGTACAACGGTCAAGGTAGTCGTTCAGCTCCACGGTGAACACCGGCTTCACCCCGAAAAGCTCTTTGGCCCTTCGGTTCAGCAGACGATCCAGAAAGTCACCGAGCGTTTGCATCATTCCCACTGTTATCCCCTCCAAAGCAACCGAAGGCAAGAGGCGGCGCTGTCCGGCGCGTCATCATGCTCCGCATCTTCGGTGTAGTCGCAAATCTGATTGATATATTCCTGATCTGTACCAGCCACAAAAACCACCTTTTTCCACTCACCTTTCAGGTAGGTGGTGATCTTCAGGTGCTTGTTCATGCTCTCATGGTAGGTCAGAATGTTCTCACCCTCACGGCGAAGATCACGGGCCAAATAACCCTTGTCGCCGTTGTCCTCGCAGTAGCCACGCCCACA